CGGCATGGATTGGCTAAGCAAGAGCGAGTTCCTCTGGTGGAGCTTCGGGTATCGGAAGGGCTTTGGCTGGTAAACAAGGCCGGCTCCTTACAACTGGAACACTTCAATAAGTCCAATGCTTTGGGGTGGGCGTTAACGATGGGCCTCTTTGCCATGCCCGTGGTTTATTCGGAGCGGGACTGGAACCAGGTGATGGGTGAATCTTATTACATCCAACTGGGTCCACAGGATCGGTTTGGATGGACGGAACCCGAAGGCCACGTTTATCAGATCGCCGCAGACAACCTGGCGCGGCTGCAAGAGGAGATTTATCGCGTCTGTCATGTTTCGCACGCGGGTGCGTCACTTTCGGGAAGCAACGCGCTGTCGGGCCTGAGTAAGCAGCGAGACTACGCGATTACCCAAGAGGTGCTGCGTGCCTACGGCGACGCTGTGAAGGAGGCCATGAAGCGCGTGCTGCGAGCGATTGAAGCGGCGCGGGAAGACGGCTTGAGCGTGGATGTGTCCGGCATGGACGAATTCGACATTGGCGACTTTGGAACGGAGTTGGATGATGCGGAGCGGCTACTGAAGCTAGGAATCCAGTCACCCACTTTGCAGAAGCAAGTATACAAGAAGCTGGCTTTTCAATACTTATGTGATGTGAGGCAGGAAGTGAAGGACAGGATCGGACGGGAAATCGATCTTCAGAGTTAGGAGCCGAAAGGCAGGGAGGTTTATGGAAGAGCCGAAGAAAGACGGCGGAGACTTACGCCCCATTATTCAGGGAGTGATCGAAGAGTTCGTGCGGGCGCAGCAAGTGAGGGCGGAGCCTGCATACAAAGCTGAGTTGCTGGATGAACGCAAACGTCGCGAGGACTTAGAGCGCCGAATGAACGACTTAGTTCAGGAAAACCAGCGCAGCCGCCAGATGGCCGAAGAGGCCGAGAGAAGCGTGGCGATTCGCGCGGAGTTACAGCGGCTTGGCGTGGCAAAGGTGGACTTAGCTTACCGCGCGGTTAAAGACGACATTCAACGGGGCGAGGACGGACGGTTGACTGCCAGGGGTGAGCAGGGCGAGGTTCCAGTGAAAGAGTATCTCGCACAGTTCGTGCAAGAAAATCCGGAGCTACTGCCGGCAAGAATCACGGGCGGCTCGGGCATGGGATCGGCGCCTAAGATAGCGGCGAGTGGCGGGGGAATCGATCTGGATAAGATTCGACCGGGCATGAGCGCGGAAGATCTGGAGAGGGCCCGCCAGGAGATCGCGCGAGTGGCAGGGCAGGCGATGCGAGGTCTTTGACAGGCGCTGGAGAGGCAGTCCGAAAGACGAGCAACTCCGGGCGAGTAGAGGAAAGAACAAGAAAAGGGAGAAGAGATGCCATCAATTACATCAGCGAATGTCGCAAGTGCGATTGTAAAACTAGTCGCGGTGGACGCATTACCAGCGCTTGTCAGCAATTTGGTAATGGGTAACTTAGTCAACCGGGATTACGAACCGACGTTGGCGACTTCCGGGGACACCGTAAATGTGCCAATTCCCCCGGCGCTCGTGGCCAACAACATCGCGGAGGGAGGCACGGTTCAGACTCAGAATCCGAGCCTGGGAAACGCGCAGATCGTGTTGAACACGCACGCCGAGGCGACCTTCCAGATTCCGGACGTGACCAAAGTGCTTGCGGTACCGGATCTTTTGAAGCTTTATATGCAACCGGCCGTGGTGGCCCTGGCGGAACGAATCGAATCCGACCTGCTGGGGCTGTACGCACAATTCACAGCCAACACCGCGGTAGGCCTGCCGGGAATGGCCGTAACCGAGGCGACGATCGACCAAGCTGAAACGTCGCTGTTTCAGGCAAAGGTGCCGGCCAGCGCCGGGAAGTACCTGGTTGTTGATCCAGTCACTTACTCGGCTTTGAGGCAAATTCCACGGTTCAGCGAGTACTATTCCGCCGGTGAAGCGGGCTTGCGGGCGCTGGTGGACGGCGCGGTGGGCAAGTTGAAGGACTTCTTCGTTTTTCGATCTCAGCTAGTAGCTAAGACCGGAAGCGGGCCGGTGACGACACACAACATTGCCTTCGCGCGGGATGCGGTGGGCCTTGTGATTCGCAGACTGCCTCAACCGCTGCCTGGCACGGGCGCTATCGCCGAATATGCGGAAATGGGAAATTTCGGATTACGTGTGGTGATGAGCTATCAGCCTAACACTTTGGCACAGCAGTTCACCGTGGATGTGTTATACGGATGCGCCGTGCTCCGAAATAGCTTCGGCGTCCACGTCGAAAGCTAAAAGAGACGTACGGGAAAAACGAAACGCGAGCGGGCGCCTGACAACGTGTCCGTTCGCGGGCGAGCAGCCTGTGGCGGAAGTGCGGAGCCTGGCAAAAATGGTGACAGGCACGAAATTTCGCGCTGAGCGATCTCTTGTCTTGTTGTGTCTGCATGCGCGAAAAATCGAGCCTGTCACCACATTTGCCGAACCGGCCATTTCTTCTACAGGTTCCTAGGGGGAAACACATGGATTTACGACTGTTCTATCAAAAGCTGCGGAAGATCGAGCAGGAAATTTCTGATCCACACGTCCTGGTGGTCAGCCACGAAACACCCGACGGCGGCCGAGCTGGACAAAAGTCCGAGGTATCGCGGAGCATTGCGGCGAAACTGATTCTGGAAGGACGGGCGCACCTAGCCGGCGCCGAGGAGATCGCTGAGTACCGAACTGCAGTGGAACAGGGAAGGCAGGAGGCAGACCAGCGGGCGATGGCGCAGAAAATCCAGGTGAACGTCGTATCGGAAGCGGACTTTCGAGCCATCAAGACTGCTTCCCGGCCGGAAAAGCGCTGACAATTAGGTGCCCCATGGCCTTGTTCACAGATGGACCCATCAACGAAGTGATAGACCTTCAGAACTATGAGAATGCGATTCTCACGGTTGCTAACACGGAACAAATAGATCTCGGCGGAAAAAGCGCCTTGGCGCAGGGTGAGATCGCAGCCGAGCTGGTACTCTTCTTGCTACGCCGATTCCGTCAGCCCGACGTTTTGTGGGGCGTCACACTTAGGCGGACGATCGGTGTTGGGGACGTGGTTGTCACCGACCCATTACGACGGTGGCATGCGCTTAAGACATTGGCACTGGTCTATCGGGACGCCTACAACAATCAACTGAACGATCGATACAAGGGAAAGTGGACCGAGTATGAGCAGCTGGCGAAAGCCAGTGCAGAGACTTACTTTCAAATCGGAGTTGGTTTGGTCTCGTGTCCCATCGCAAAGGCAGAGCTACCGATATTGAGTACGGCGCCGGGGACGGGGCAGGCGGCAACTTATTATGTAGCAGTTGCATGGGCGAACCAGACGGGACAGATAGGCGCCGCGAGCGAAGTAGCGCAACTTACGACCGCGACTGGACAGCAGCTAGTGGTAGCTGCCATCAGCCCTCCGCCGAATGCTACGGGTTGGAATGCATACGTCGGCGGGGCACCAGAGACGACGCGTTTACAGAATGGCAGCCTGATCGCGATCGGTAACACCTGGACGCTGGCGGCCGAACTCCAAGCTGGAGCTTTGACGGGTAAGGGCCAACAGCCAACCTGGTTTCTTGTAGACCAGCGGGTGATCGAAAGGGGCTAGGCTTGTGCTGCAGATCGGTAGCTTAACCACCAATAAGTTAATGGGAATCCTTCTTGGAACTGGAGGGGTTCCGGAGACAGTGGCGGCGCTTGCCGCGGAGCAAAGCATGGTCTTACCGGCCATCGCCGCGCAACAGGTAATCGCTCAGAATGTAAGTGCGGATCTCTTGGAGCATAGCAAAGCTACCAAATACCCGATTGTTTGTATTTACTGTAGTAAGATCGCCAACGTCTTGCGTGAAAAGTTCCGGACGTTCTCGGGAGACGCCGACATGGTGATTGAAGCACGAATCTCACAAGATCGGCTGGATGATCTGGGGACGAATGTTCAGTTGTACACTGACGCGATCACGCAAGTGCTGGACAGCAACCGGGGAGATTGGGGCGACGGTGTGTTTTACAGCGGTGGTTATGAGGTTACATTCGGCGGTGTGAAGCAAGGCGGACTGAACTTCATCCAGATCGCGAAGGTGTCTTTCACCGTGGATATTAGCGCAGACTGTTAAAAACAGACGATGTTGCCCTGATCGGCAACGATAACCGATCCTTTGGGGTCACGAAAGACACATCACATATGTCGTACATTTTATCGAATGACAATCGTTACTACGTCGCCCTGGAGCAGACCTACGGGAATGCGGCGACGGTGGCTGCGGCGAACCGGATCCCGGCGGTGGAGCTCAGTATCAAACAACAGACAGAGAAGATCACGCGCAAAGATAAGACCGGATCCAGAACCTTTGCAGGAAATCCTAGTGGTCTACGCCGGGACACCAGCTTTACATTGAAAAGCTACATGTCGAATTGGGCCGACCAGACAATACTTCCACCACACGGCCCTCTATTCCAAGCCTGTCTGGGCGGCGCCGGCACGCTGTCTGTAGGGGGGACCGTGGCTGGAACCCCGAGCGCGACGCAAGTAGCTTTCGCAACCGCGCACGGGCTATCTCCGGGACAGGCAGTGACGAGCGGCGGCGAGATGCGATTTGTTTCGGCGGTGGTGGACAGTTTGACTGTTCAGTTGCAAGCGCCGTTCACCGTTGCGCCGGCCACGAGTTCGACCACGGGCCCGACTGCCGCTTACCAGCCGGCCGAGGTTCTGAACAGCGTGACGATCTTCGACTACTGGAGTCCAGGAACCGCGGTGCAGCGCATTCTGTCCGGTGCAGCGCTAGACAAGCTGACACTGAAAGTCAATGGAGACTTCCATGAGTTCGATTTCTCGGGAGAAGCTCAGGATGTACTGGATAGTACGAGTTTTCAGAATGGCCAATCCGGACTCACAGCTTATCCCGCGGAGCCTGCGTTGGCGCCTCTCAATTACTCAATTATCCCCGGCCACTTAGGGCAAGTGTGGCTGGGAACGCTGCCCAACCGCTTCTTCACTCTCACGGCGGCGCAAATTACATTTGACAACAACGTCGATCTGCGGGAGCGGGAATTCGGAACGACCTTAGCGTCCGCAATTTCACCGGGACTGCGTTCGGTAACACTCGATTTTAGTTTGTACCAACAAGACAACGCTGCGACTCAGTCCCTCTACCAGGCCGCACGGCAGAATTCGCCCATCAGTGTGATGATCCAGCTTGGGCAACAGCAAGGGCAACTGCTCGGCATGTACATGAAGAGCGTAATTCCGCAGGTACCCGAGTTCAGCGACACGGAGACGCGGCAGCAGTGGCAATTTCAGAACTGCCGCGCGCAAGGGAGCGTTAACGATGAATTTTTTGTCGCGTTTGGATAGAGTCGAAAAAAAGAACCGGCAGGCAAGTGGAGATGATGCGGGGGACAGGTATGAGAGCGTGGTGGCGATCCGATCGAAAGCGAGGCCGGTAGTGACGTTCGTCATCAACAGGGTCTCGTTTGGGCGCCGGATGGAATTGAGCCGGCGAGCTCGTGAAATCAGCCGCAAAGCCGAATTTCTTGAAGCCGGGGGCCAGTTAGGGGACAAGATCGAAGCAGGCATCCTGGCGCAAGAGATTGACGCCATGTATCTGGGGTGGGGCCTGGTGAGCATCCGGGGCTTGACGATCGATGGCGAAGCCGCAACCGTGGAGAGGCTTCTTGAAAAAGGTCCCGATGAAGTGACCAGGGAGATCGTAGAAGCCATCAAGGCGGAGTGCGGACTAAGTGAGGGCGAACGAAAAAACTGATTGTCGCATTCCATTTCCAACAAGCGAATCAAGCCGCGTGGAAATGCGACACTTGCCGCGCCAGTGGCTTGGAGAATAAACGCCGATGCGGCTGGTTGGGAGAAATTCAGGGGGGTACGCCGCGGGTGATTTGGGCGAGACGACAAGTTGCGATTGAGACTTGTCCAACCTCATACATCACGGCCGAAAGCTTAGCGCTGCTGGAAGAATTCCACGCGTGGAAGCTGATTGGCGCAAGTGACGTGTACGGGCTGCCGGCCCGTGTGGTGGAGGCTATCTTTGTTCTAGAGAACGAAGTGCGATCGGAGAAACACAATGCGTCGAAGTGAGCTCGAGAACCTTTTGCCGCGGAGCATAGTCTCTGGCCGCTCCCCGACCGAAGTACTTCAGACATTGGCTGTGACTTCCACGGTTGGAACAAGCGAGACCGGCGCATCAGGGGCATCGACCGGCTCTACAACTGGAGTGTCGGGAGTGACCCAGGGATCGCTTCAGGACGTGAATGAGCAGCTTTCGACTCTTGCATCGCAAATGGGAACTCTCGCATCTGCGCAGCAATCGGAAGTGAGCGCGACGCAGGATAATACGCAGGCCTTGGGGCAGAACACCACGACAAAAGGAAGCGGGGGGTCAATCGGAGGAACCGTGGGAAGCATCGCTTCCAGCGTTTTAGGATCTGGCCTCTCTCCAATCATCAGTGGATTGCTGGACCTGTTTGGCGGTAGCAGTACGCAAAACCTGAGCGCACCCACACCGTTTTCGTTACCGCCCAGCGTGGATTATCAAGCGGGCCTCACTTCAACCGGGCAGGTTGTACCGGTAGACTCGGGGCAAGGCGGACAAGCGCGCACCGAGTCAACGAATTCAGCGCCACAAGTGACCGTGCAAGTGAACGCGCTAGACAGCCAGTCTTTCCTGGACCATAGCGATGACATTGCCAACGCGGTAAAAGCGGCGCTGCTCAATTCACATTCGCTAAGTGACGTAATTGGGGGCTTATAGGATGAGCGCCTTTCCTACCCTTAAGACAGGTGCGACGCTGCAATATCCCGCGCAAAGAGCCACCGAGTTTTCAACGGATGTTGTGAAATTCGTGGATGGCTCCGAGCAAAGATTTCGCGGTTACCAGACACCTCTGCGGCGGTGGAGTATTCGGCTTGAGTTACTGGATGAAACCGAGTTGCATACACTTCGTGAGTTCTTCAGGACTCAGAGCGGCGCCGCGGAGAGCTTTAGCTTCACCGATCCCTGGGATGGCACTGTGTATCCAAACTGCAGCTTGGACGGAGACGAGATGGCGGAGGAACTTGACGACGCCGAGCAGGGGAAGACGACGTTGACCGTCGTGGAGAACCGAGGCTGAAATGCTTTATTATCCACAGCTCAGCACTGGCGCGGTATCTCAATTTCCAATCGGCCGGCAGACAACTCTACGAACAGTGTCCAACACACTTCCTTCCGGCGCCACGATTCGGATGAGCGATCCGGGCTCGGCTGCGGTGGGCTGGCAGCTTCAGTATGCGAACTTGACGGACGCGGAATGGTTGTCCTTGGAACAGCTGTTCGAAGGGGCAGAAGGACAGTTGACGACGTTCACATTTCTCGATCCCATGGATAATCTGCTGTTGTGGAGCGAGGACTGGACCAAAACGGTTTGGACCGCGGATCCGCTGATAAACGTTTCCGGCGGAGTGGCAGACCCAGTGGGAGGGAACGGCGCGATGCAGATAACCAACACCGCACAAACGACACAACGCATTGTGCAGAACGTCGCCGGTCCCAGCTGGTTCCAATACTGTTGCAGTATTTACCTTCGAGCGGCGGCGCCAACTGCGGTTCAAATCTTCCTGTCAGCGACAGGCCAGGAGTCACTCACCCAAGTGCAAGTCACGTCTTCGTGGATCAGAGCTGTGAAAGCGGACAGTCTTTCGCTGCAGGAAGACGGCATCAGTTTTGGCTTGCAGTTACCCGCCGGAGCCAGCATCGTGGCCTTCGGCGCTCAAGCCGAACCTCAGCCGGCACCTGGTTACTACAAAAAGACTACCGACCTGGCCGGAGTTTATCCAAACACGCGATTCGATTCGGACTCACTTACACAAACTACCAACGCACCTAACCAGAATTCGTGTGCTGTTACCTTAGTGAGCACTTTGACGTGAAGTTCCTATCCGCAAGAAGGGCAAACAGAAGAAAGGTAGTGCGGAATGGCTACTATTAGCGGCCTGAAAGAACTTGAGGTCCCAGGAACACCACTATTCCTGTTCGACTGTACATTGAAGTCCGGTGACGTGGAACGCTGGAGTACGCATGCTGTCACCGTGAGCGGAAACTCCTATCTAGCGAGGGTCCTGAAGCACAATTTATTCGAGATCCGATCATCGCCGGAAGCCACCACGGACGCGATCTCGAAATTGTCCATAACATTGGCCAACGCGGACGCGTTTCTTTCTTCCATTGAACGAAACATCGGCTGGAAGGGCGCTCAACTTACTGTTACATTTCTGTTCTTTGATTTGAAGAATAGTGTAGTGATTTCAGATAGCGTGGTGGCATTTCGAGGCATCGCGAACTCACCAGATGCGTCCACCGAATCGAGCTTGCGGCTGAGTTTCACCAACCGGCTAAACCTGCAGCGCGTGTATCTACCTGAGATGAGCATTCAGAAGCGCTGCCCATGGACATTTCCCGCGACTTCCGCGCAGCGCCTGGAAGCTGTAGATGGCGGAGCGCGCGGAGAGTTCTCGGCATTCTACCGGTGCGGCTACTCGGCGGATCAAACGGGCGGCGTCGGTAACTTCAGTGGAGGGGCTCCTTATACCACTTGCGACTTTACGCGGACACAGTGTCAGCAGCGTGGAATGTTCGACCGTGACACTGCGAACAATGTTACACGCAGATTTGGTGGAATCGAATTCGTTCCTGCTTCGATCCTGGTTCGCAGCTACGGCGAGAGAGGGTCCCACGTTGCAAATCCCCTTCCCAATCAAGCTCTCTATAACGATTATGTTCCGCTGATTTATGGTACGGGATGGTACGAGCCGCCTGTCGTCCTGGCGCGGAACGATGGAAACCTGACTCATTTTGAGGTGTTGCTCGGAGCGGGCGAAATCAATGGCGTGGTGACTGTGATCGTGAATAACATCCAGATTCCGGCCGGGATCTCCGGAAGAAACATGACGGCTACCGGTTGGTACAACGTCATAAGCCTGGGCACCAGAAACGGCAATTTCAATCCCGACTTCAGCGACTCTTCGGGTAATCCTCTGGGCGATCCGTACGGAAGCATGGCCTTCATCTCTGTGGTTGTGCCGAACAGCATTTCGAATGGCGACGCCCTTCCAAACCTGCAAGTCTTGGTGCAAGGGTTGCAGCTGGCAACATTCGACAGCAGCGGCACTTTTGTAGCGAATGTCTTTGCCAACAATCCGGCGTGGGTTCTGGTGGATGTTCTGAGCCGAAGCGGCTGGAGCCTGGACGAGTTAGACCTGCCTAGTTTCTTCGCGTCGGCGCAGATTTGCGATGCGCTGGTGCATACGGTGGATCTGAACGGAAATGACACGCTGATCCCGCGTTACCAATGCAACCTGATCCTGACCGACCGTAGAAGTGCGGGAGACGTGGTGCGTGGAATAAGGAACGCCTGCGGCCTGTACCTGATCTTCAGTTCCGCCGGGCTGCTGCAACTGAATGTAGAAGATACTTTGGCGGCGCAGCAACCAACGCAAGCCGTGGGCAGTAACAGTACCGAAACTTTGAACGGCGGCTGGCCGGCATACGAGTTCGGCGACAGCGCGTTTTCCGGCATTGCAAGAAAAGCCAGTGGCGAGGCGAGTCTAACAGTGTCCTCGCGCGATGCAGCCGATTCACCCAACCGGTACACCGTGGAATTTCAGGATCAATTTAATCAATACCAGCAGGACAGCCTCTCATTAGTGGACGTAGCCGATTCACAACTCTTTGGACAGGATGTAGTGACGTCTCTTGCAGCTCTCGGACTGCCAAATCTGGATCAGGCGGTGCGAGCGGCTGCGTTACAACTCTATAAGTCAGTGGACGGCAACACTTACATTGAATTCGACACCAGCGTAAAGGCCGTGGGTCTGAGGCCCGGCGACCTGATTACACTTACCTACTCGAAAGAGGGATTCAGCCGGCAACCGTTCCGGATTACTGAGATATCACCAAGCGTCAACTACCGGACCGCCACCATCAGCGCGCAGATTCACAACGACGAGTGGTATGCGGCTGCGAACGCAGGAGTGGCCGGCCTGGGCCGGCAGCCGAATTTCCAGGTTGGAGTACCGCGGCCGCTTATTGGCAGCGTGCTTGACAGCAACGGCGATCCGCAATTTGGAGTCACTGCATCGACCATTGCATCGAGCGATGGAACGGTCACGGTGCAGCTTACGGTGTCGTTCTCTGTCCCCGACAAGCCTGCCGTAAGTGGGGCGGGTATTCCTTTAGTCGGACTCAATCCGCAAATCAGCACAACCGGGGGTACCATCGGCGGCGGTCAAACGCTCTACTACGCACTGAGTGCAGTGGACGCAAGCGGCGCCGAGAGCGGGCTATCCTTCACCGTCGCCGCCATTATTCCGGCGGCCACCAACACCAACCAGGTTACTTTGATCAGCTTGAGTCTATCGTCCACGGCAACGGGATTTCACGTCTATCGCGGAACAAACCCGAGCCAGTTGTTACGCATCGCCACCAATGTGGCTGTAGCTGTTCAGTTTGTGGATTCCGGTGCTACGGAGACATTGCAAGGGCCGCCAGACTACAACTTTGATCATGCAAACTTTTACTGGCGTTTCGAGCTACAACCTCCGGAGCCCGTGAGCATACAGTCCACGAATACCGTGGGCAACAGCACGCTAAACATGCTGGCCGGCGATTATAACGGCGCGACAGTTTGGATTACAGCGGGCACCGGAGCAGGACAAGAGCGAACGGTGGCATCGTACACGGCCACCACAATTACGGTGACGCAGAATTGGGATATTGTGCCGGACTCCTCAAGCCTGTTCGCGATTGCTGAATCGACTTGGCAGTTTGGGGCGTCCAGCAATGCATCGCCGGTCGTATTCGTGGTTCCCAACCGCGATGGAATGACAGTGGATGTATCCGGCAGGGCCGCCAATGCGCTCGACATCGAAAGTGACTACGAGCTATCGCCCTTGACGCGCTGGACGATTTCCGGAGCGGCGGGTACCGGGCAGGATACCGACGTTCCCGGGCAACCCACATTCGGACTTTTCCCAACGGGGCAAGGCGCGGTGGAGATACAGGCCATCGGATTTACATCCCTGGCCAACACCACCACCATCAGCGCAGGCACGTTGACACTGGGTTATTGGAACGAACTGAACGGACCTTCATCCCTGAGCATAAGCGCGGCACTTGGCGCGAGTGCGACAACAATCGGCCTGTCTGCGGCGGTTACCGTTCAAGTCGGCGACTTAGTCCAGATCGAATCTGAAGTCTTAGTGGTCCAAGCGGCGGTGAGCAGCGCTTCGTCCTGCCCGGTCTCACGCGGCGCCTATGGCAGCAGCGCGGCTGCGCATGTAATTGACACGCCAGTGTACCTTCTCCTGAAGAAGACCTATATCATGCCGTTCGTGAATGACTTCTTTGGAAGCCTGGCAAGCGGCAGCTACGCTTATCCGGTGATGCTGCCGGATGTTCGCATCGCAACCGCGGAGTTATTTGTCACTAACGATCGCGGAAATAGCAGTGTGGCGAGAGAGTGTTTCACCGCGACCACCGACGTTGGAATTCGAACCTTATCCGGAGGACAGCTGACGATCCAGATCGAAGGGCCGCTCGCGATTCAGACCGATGCCGCTCCGCTGCTTTTGATGGACAACGCCCATTCCGTGCGGGACGTTTACGCTGTGGTTAAGCAACCGCCCACAGGCACGGCAATCACGATGCAAGTTACTCAAAACGGAACGCCTTATTGTCAACTAACAATTCCTGTTAATACGGTCATCTCCAACGACGTTGACGGGTTCGCATTGGGACCGTTGGATGAGAAGGCGCAGATCGGGTTAGATATAACAGCCGTGACTGCAACTTCCGGCACCAGTCCAGGTAGTGATCTCACCGTAACAATTCGCCTTTAACGCAGCCATGTCTGAAACTATCGACAAATTGACGCCCAACCGTGACCTGCAGTGCTACTTTCTGGAACCTTCCGCGATAGCCGCGCTGAGTAGCACCGGTGCTAGTGGCTACAACGTATCCGGAACATGGCGCCAACAGTTTGACTGGGCGGTTATCGAGTGGAACCGCGACAATGTTTTTGAGCATCCCACATTTCGGAACTTGCCGGACGGTGACCTAAGTGGGCTGACGCTTACTTACAACGAGACCCGGCAGAACTGCATTCCCATCGACTCGACTTTATACCCCACCGTAGACTGGCCGAATCTTCGCGTCTGGGCTGACCCCGGAACCGGCGAGCAATTGTACAAAATTCCTCTGCTGAACTACGCCACCGCGATCGCTGGAAGCTACATACCGGCTACAGTTCAATTCACACTCAGTGGGACGGTAACGGCGCTCGATTACGTGGGTATCGTGTTTCTCTCCGAGCACTATCCGTATCTGATGAACGGAGGTGACACGCTGGAAATCGCGATTCAAAATATCACGGCCGGCGTCAACGCGTTTTCGCCGACCATGGCAGCCACGCAGAGCGGAACAACAATCACACTTACTTATGTTGGGGCGGGCCAAAGCCTCTCCAACAGCACCACCGGGGCGAACGGCAACCTGATTGGCGTATACACCTACGTTTCCAACAGCATGTCCGAGCAATGGGACGCGTCGACGAAACAAATGTCCGGTGGTGCTTCTCCTTCCCAATGGCAGATCGTCTTGCCGTTTGCGACATTGCAAGATCCGGTGTTGGGCCTGATTCCAGCGACTGCGGTGCGGAAACTTCGCTGGACATACTCAGCCGCTTTCCAACCGGGCGCCTTCGCCAGAAGCGAGTTTCAAGTTGTGGTGTCGAACTGGGCGGTTACGGGATCTGGAAGAAGCTATATGGTTGCCGGACCAGGTAGTAGAAGAATAGAAGACAACTCGTCCGTCGTGCAGTATTCAGGCACGTGGGCCGCCGGCAGCGGCAATTTCTCAGGCAGCACTATTCAATCCACAAGCACTAACTCAGCAAGTGTCAGATGCACGTATACTTCGGCACAAACACACAGCCTGTATTTGGGGACAAGATTGGCCGACGCCGGCGCATTGATTTCAGTTTCCGTGGACGGGGCGACGCCGCTATCGGTGAACCTCAACGCGCCCACCGAGGACGCCCTTATACGGAAACCGCTGGGACAATATGCTTCCGGAAGCCACACCGTGGTGGCAACTCACGTGGGGGATCCAGGCACTTACTTCTATTTTGACTTTCTGGAGATTGCCATTCCCAACACGACGCTGCCGTCGGAAAGTACCGAAACGAAGCTCTGTTTCGCGACGGACTGGGACACCGAACATTCCCTCGCGCTGGCCCCGGAGCGCACGGCCTGGATGATCGATTCGCTAGGTATGCATGCTCGCGTGAATCACTATGTAGGAGCGCTGTGGTTTTATGAACTAGTCCGCGCCGGGCACGTCTACGCGTCCGGGACCGTTACATTCCTGGGCTCGCCCGATCCAAATCTGATTACTGAGCTTATCATTGGCCGTACAGATGAACCAACATCCACGGAAAACACGATTCAACACTTGAATCTTACGGGAGACACAGCCGAGACTTTGGCCTTGGCGTTTGCGCTGGAATTGAACCGCGGGTATACTGCGATTCGCGCGACCGCGAGCGGCAATCAACTGACTATTTACTCCCGCTCCATGGGTGCGGACGGTAATTTCATCACGATTGCCACTAGTTCCCCCACAACCAACCTGACGCCTCAAGTTTCGGGCCCGACGCTGACCGGCGGCGTCGATGGGAATTGGTACACCGACTTGGAGGCCACGCCCAGGTTGAATCGGGCTGCCCGTGACTGGCACCTGAGCTTCTTCCAAGCTGTGAAGGGTTATGCGATGGATGGCGTCGCATCGTTCAGCATGGAGTTGGGCAACGGCGATCCAACGGTCGGCACCGGAATCGCTCAGCGATATCCCAGCGGGGCGGCGGTGCTGTTGAATACCCCATCGCTGCAGACTAATTTTTCACCGGCCAGTGCTAGTTTCTGGCAACAGGTTCACCTGGATATGGCAACCATCCTCGCGGCAGCGGGCTTGCAGCCTTATTTACAATTCGGCGAGGTGCAGTGGTGGTATTTTCCTGACGACGGCTCCGGAATGCCGTTCTACGATGCTTATACAACCAGCACTTTTTTGGCGGAATACGGAAGCCCACTTACTGTCATTACCACGAATACGCTGGATCCCTCGACAATCCCTCACGAAGCCACGTTCCTGCCCGGCCTGATCGGCAGCTTTACGGCTCAGATCATGGCGTTCGTCCGCGCGACCATAACCGATTGCAGGTTTGAAGTGCTTTATCCCATCGACGTAAATAACACCTCGTTGAACAGGGTTATTAACTATCCTGTCAGCGAATGGACCCCGACCATCTTGAACTGTTTGAAAACTGAAAGCTTCGGTTACACTTTCGCGCGAAATCTGGACTTGAGCGCCGCCGCAATAGCCGCCGGAGTTCCCCTCGGTTTCGCCTCGTCGCAGCGCAGCCACTTAATAGGAATCAGCGACTCTTCGACGTCGTGGTTGAAGGAAGCAAGGATGGCGGAAGGCGCCGGTTTTGAATCGGTGGTGTTGTTTGCGTTGGATCAGTTCTGCCTGATCGGGTATGCATTACCGCTCTCCAGTGGCATGCGCAGTAGCGCTGCGCTTGGGTAG